GTCTAACAATCTCTAATTTCTGGAGAAACCATGTTAAAGGCCGGATATAAAACTACAGAATTCTGGTTAGCAGTAGCGGCGGCATCTTTGGGAGCCGTAATTGCATCTGGAATTGTTCCAACCGAAGGTCCATGGGTTCAAGTTGCCGCTATGGTTGAGATGGCTTTAGTTGCTATGGGATACACTGGAGCAAGAGTTAATATCAAGAAATCTACAGGAGCGTGAAATGCCTAAAGTTGGAAAAGTACGCTTTCCTTATTCTAAGGAAGGTCGCGCAAAAGCAGACGCTCATGCGAGAAAGACTGGACAAACGGTTAGAAAACCTAAACCAAAGGGTAAGAAGAAGGCGAAGTAATGTACAAAATGATCGTCCCTCTTTTTGTGGAAATATTTAAGTTTTTAATACCTTTTCTAGGCCAAAAAATAAATGAACCTAATACGGCTACTGACGCTCCTTACCTCCCTAAGCACATTAGGGATGCTTGGTTGCGAGGGTCGTAGAGTTGTACTAGTTCCCGAATCTACCGGCCTAGTTCGGATAGGTTCCGATGTAAAAGGTCATATTTATCATTGGAATGGCTCTGAATGGGAGCTATCTTCCAATACCGTACACTTGCCGGAAGGTTGGTATGCGGGTTCTCTTCCGTCGCAAAACAATTCAACGGATTAGAAATAGCCCACCTTGGTGGATAACTAGTTATCTAAAGCGTCTGGATTAGCGACAATTGTGTTCTTAACTAATCCTTGAACTTTAGGAGCAATGCAATGGCATTGATCAATACTACTCCATCTCGTCTTGGGCAAGCTAATGCCACAGGCGATCAGAATACCTTATTCCTTAAGGTGTTCTCTGGAGAAATCCTCACAGTTTTTGAGGAAACTAATGTGATGCTCCCGACGACGACTGTACGAACAATCTCGTCTGGTAAATCCGCACAGTTTCCTGCTACTGGTACGGCTACAGCGTCTTACCATACTCCGGGTCATGATATTCTGACTGAAGGCTCAGGCTCTGCGTCAGATTATCTGTCCAAGATTAAGCACAACGAAATCGTTGTGACGATCAATAACCTTCTGCTTTCCTCAGTATTCATCGATTCGCTCGATGAAGCGAAGAATCATTACGATATTCGCTCTGAGTACACCAAGCAGATGGCGAGAGCGTTAGCTGCGGAAGCTGACAAGATGTTGATTGTTCACGGTCTCGTTGGTGCGCGTGTTACTGGATCGAATGACCGATTCGGTGGAACGGACTTCTTAGGTAATACCTTTGACTTAGATGTTGCCAGTCTTGCTGATGTTACGTCTGCTAAGTTGATTGATGGCATCTTCGACGCAGCACAGCATATGGACAGTAAGAATGTTCCTTCTGAGGATCGTTATTGCGTTATTGGTCCTGACGCTTACTACAAGCTGATTGCTACTGATGGCTCTGCCGGTGGTTTGGTTATCAATCGTGACTTCGGTAACGAAGGTAACGGTTCCATCGCAGGTGGTACGGTCTACAGTGTTGGTGGTTTCAAGATTCTCAAGTCCAACAATGTCCCAGTTGATAATGTGGACATGACTGCCGCTGCTAAAGCGGGTGATCTCTCGACGCTATCGGGAGTTATCGATTTTGCGGATACTAATGCCAAGCATCCTGTAGCACTTTGCTTCCACAAGAGTGGCCTTGGTACAGTTAAGCTGAAAGACCTCAAAGTTGAAGCTGATTATCAGATTCAACGTCAGGGAAGTCTGGTCGTTGCGTCCTACGCAATGGGCCACGAAGCTCTCCGAAATGAGGCTCTTGTGGAACTTGCATACTAGACCTGCAATTTCATAGACATCCTTTCAGTGGGGATGGCTCCCGAAAGGGAGCCTCCTCATTTTTTTCATTAGGAGTGCTTCATGGCATTGACAAAGACTTCGGAGCTTCAAGCGATAAATACAATGCTGTCCGCCATTGGAGAAGCTCCTATTAACACGCTGGAACCGACCAGTGAAACGGCTGATGTTTCGTTAGCGAAAAACCTGTTAATTGAGGTATCTAGAGAAACGCAGTCTGCCGGTTGGCATTTCAATAGGGAGACTGATGTTACTTTATCACCTACTGTAGATGATGAGATTCTTATCCCTACCAGTGCTGCTCGTATCGATGTAGAGCCTTCTAATTCTAGTGGAGGAACTGGGTATATTGACTATATTCAGCGAGGAGAGCGTCTTTACGATAAGACTAACCACACTTACACGATCTCTAGTTCCTTGAAATGCACGATTATTTACATGCTCTCTTGGGATGAACTTCCCCAAACAGCCCGTCATTACATAATGATTAAGTCTGCAAGGAGACTGCAAGATCGAGTAGTGGGAAGTGGCGATCATCATACTTTTAATCAAACGGATGAATACCAAGCTTTAATAGCTTTTAGAGCCGCCGAAGCTCAAGAAGGGGACTTCACAATATTCGATAATTACGATGTGTTCCGTACAATAGACCGAACTAGTGTTATTAATCGAATTGTCAGCTAATGGCTTTAATATCGAAAAGTATTCCAAATCTTCTGGGAGGCGTGAGCCAACAGCCTGATGCTGTTCGTTTCGATAACCAGTGCGATACCCTAGACAATGGGTTGCCGTCAGTGCTAGACGGTTTAATTAAACGTCCTCCCACTGAGCATATAGTAAACATTGATAGTAGCGCGCCGGGATCGGCAGAAGATTACTTCACACATATCGTCAATCTCGACCGTTCAAATCAGTATGCGGTAGTCATAAAGGCGGATGGTTCTGCGGTCCCTACGATTAAAGTTTCTAAACTTGATGGAACGGGTCTCGCTACGGTCCACACTTCCGATGCGCTGTCCAATTACTTGCAGATGGCAGCAGGATACGATGCGGAAAAAGATTTAAGAGCCATTACGATTGCTGACTATACCTTTATTATCAATCGATCTAAAACAGTCGCAATGACAAGTGATGTGGATACAATCGGTAATCCCGAAGCTTTGTTCTATGTTAAGACGGGAGATTACGGAACACTATATACGGCAATCGTTACGATTGGAGGAGTGGTCTATAAAACAGAAGTTACCACACCGTCAGGCGCACAAAATAAAGCATTTGATGAAGATGGGCTTATAAAGTCGAAGACTTTTGATTCCCGTGACGCAATTGATACCTCTAACATAGCTAAAGCCTTCTCTACGGGTACGGCTCTTGGATTTAATTCCTTCTTATATCCGCAAAATGCGACTAATGATGAGGGTCACCCAGATGGGGGGACCATAGTTGAATATGCTGATTCTGTGCGGATAGGACCGGGAGAACTGATATTTCAGGCCGATAGCTCTTCTGATAAAATAACTTTTGCAACAGCTACAAATGATACTATAACGGACAACTCTACCGGAGGGGAACCTAATTTTCTCGTGGCCGGTCTAGAAGCAGGCGACAAAATCTTTTGTACAGGGTCTGCCGAGAGTGGTAATAACCATAGAATATTTCAAATCCACACCGTTACTGCTGATGTAATAACAATAACTGAAGGTAGCGTTTTAACAGCAGCAGTTGAAGAAGAGGCAGTTAAGATATTCAAAGTAGATAGTTCTTCAGTGGTGGGAACTCTGCATAGCGCGGAGGTAGGTATTCGGAATGCGGCGGGAATAGCAATGCTAAGACAGGGATCAGTAATTTCGCTAAAAAGCGACGACACAACTGATTTTACTGTTACAGCAAGTGACGGATTAGGAAACGATGCTCTCAAAGCTATTAAGGATGAGATATCTCTTTTAACCACTTTACCTACTGTAGCTCCAAATGGCTTTAGGATGAAAGTGGTTGGGTCTGCTGACAGTTCTGTAGATGATTACTACGTTAAATTTGAGGCAGAAAACGGAACTTTCGGAACTGGCGTTTACAAGGAATTCCGAGATAAAGGAATCACCTATAAACTCGACGCTTCCACCATGCCTCACGTTTTAATTAAAGAGACAGATGGGACATTTCGGTTCGCCAAGTTAGACGGAACTGCTTTAACTGTCGGACCAACAACGTATCCAGTGGTTCAGAGTTGGAACGAACGGAATGTAGGAGACTTGACTACTAATCCGAATCCCACTTTTGTGGGAAAGAGATTGAATGATGTATTTATATTTAAGAATAGGTTAGGTTTTCTGGCAGACGAAAATGTAATCCTGTCGGAAACCTCGGAGTTCTTCAATTTCTTCCGAATTTTAACTATTGATTTACTAGATACCTCTCCTATTGATGTAGCCAGCACGCACAGTTCTGTATCTATACTTACAGCAGCAGTACCATTCTCCAGCCAACTGGTTTTATTCAGTGACGCAACCCAATTTGTGTTAGGCTCCGGTCAGTCTGCTTTGACACCGAAAACCGTGACGATGACAAAGACGACTTCTTACGAGTCTGTTTCTGACATTAAACCTATAGGTCTGGGTTCATCTACTTACTTTGGGTTTACTAGAGGCGACTTCTCAGGAATACGTCAGTATTCCCGATCCTCTGATACTGAAACAATCTTTGATGCGGAAGATATTTCCGCACAAATTCCTCAGTACATAGAAGGAGACTTACGGGGCGTAACTGGGTCTACTCACGAAGACG